ACAAACTCAGCGTGCCAGTTTTGTCAACAACACAGGCAACGTGGCCACAACTGATCGTGGCAATATACCAAGTAGACAGAGTCTTTCTGAAATACTTAAACCCAAAGCAGATAACGGCGGTTAAACATGGCAGGTCCACTATTTTTTTACGATGAACAGATACGCAGATTCTTGTTGCAGTTTGCAAGAATATTCAACAACTTTGAAGTTGAGTACGGTCGCAACGAAGAAGGCACCAACCATACTTTAATACGTGTGCCAGTCAAGTACGGAGATTGGACACGTCAAGCACAGACTGTGGTTCAAAATAACTCAGCTGGATTTATGCCCAGTGTGCCGCAAATGACTTTTTATATTTCTGGATTAGATTATGATAGACCCAGAATGCAAGAACCGTATCATATCAGCAAGATTGCTGTGCGTCAACGTACCTACGATGAAGCCACAGACAGCTACGAAGTTACACAAGGCAATGCGTTTACTATTGAACGTTTGATGCCAGTGCCTTACAAGCTCACAATCAAACTGGATATATGGACATCGAACACCAATCAAAAGATGCAGTTGTTGGAACAGATGCTAACGCTGTTTAATCCTGCATTGGAAATACAAAGTACAGACAACTACATTGACTGGACCAGTTTGAGTGTAGTAGAATTAGACAGTGTACAGTGGACTTCAAGAACTATCCCAATGGGGACAGAAAATCCTATAGACATTGCTACATTGACATTTGCATTGCCAATTTGGATCAGTGCTCCGGCCAAGGTCAAGAAACTGGGAGTTGTAGAAAGAATCATTGCCTCAGTGTATGATGCCAACGGCGATGCTTCAAATGCTGTAATGGACAATGATTTATTGTTGGGCTCAAGACAAGTGTTTACACCTTACAACTATCAAGTATTGTTGATTGGCAACAAGCTACAGGCTCTACGTCCAGCCCAAGTGGTTGATCAACCAAACACCAGTTTGACTCCTGCAGACAGTCCACCCAGCAATTTGCTATGGTCAGCTGTCATAGGAGATTTTGGAGTAATACGTCCGGGCATCAGTTACATTACCCTAGAACAAGAAGACGGCACAGAAGTCACAGGTACTATTGCATTTGATCCCACAGATGATCGATTCTTGTTGTACAGCATCAATGAAGATACTGTTCCAAGTAATACGTTGCCCGCTGTTACGGCTGTGATTGATCCGCTGAGAAGTGGTCCATCTGCTGGACTTGCTCCATCTGCTGTTGGACAGAGATACTTGCTCACTGAAGATACTGGCAGTGACAACGGCTATGCTGAAGCTTGGGCCGGTGTTAGTGGACAACCTTTAATTGCTCAAGCCAATGACATTATCGAATATGATGGAACGCGGTGGATAGTTAGTTTTGACAGTGAGAATTCGCCAGATAATATACAATATGTCACAAACATTACAACCGGTATTCAATACGAGTGGACTGGCACTGCATGGATCAAGAGTTACCAAGGACTTTACCCAGGAGGAACATGGAGATTAGTCCTGTAAACGCAGTGGGTGTATGGTTCTATGCTGTAAACACCCAACGTTATCTTTACTTGCTACGCAATGATCCAAGACATCCAAATACCTGGGGATTGCCTGGTGGAAAGATTGAAGATGGCGAAACACTGATCCAAGCCATCGAGAGAGAATGTATTGAGGAAATGGGCTCAATGCCCAAATATGTTCGCCTGGCTCCTGTGGAAAAATTTACATCAGCAGATGCAGGATTTGTATATCATACTTTTTTTTGTAGTGTTGCTGAAGAATTTTGTCCCACACTAAACGAGGAACATCACGGGTGGGCATGGATTACTTCTGGATCATGGCCGCGTCCTATGCATCCAGGATTATGGTCAACTTTGAATTTTGATGCTGTGCGAGGTAAAATTGAAACTATGGAACAAACAATTCACACGTCACAATAGGAAACAAACTCTCGGTAAGTCATTTGTTCTACATTAGGATGTTCTAACCATAATTCTATTGTATGGTGCGGTGTGCCAACTACAATAAATTTAGTTCCTGCATATGCTGAAAATACTTCTGATACGTGTGCTTGCCAAGCACTGTTACCAGCAACAGTAAATTGATTATAGCCCAATAAAAATATTTCTTTGTGGCCATCAAACGCAGCCAAATAAACAGCCAATGCATGTTTGACCAATACTGGATTGTAAGGTGTTAGATAAAACATTCCTGGATATTTTAAACAATTGCGCGGAGTAGTATAGATAATGTTATCTTGATAATAATGTTCGTTCATTAACTCGCTTAAAATTTCATCATCGGTTTCAACAACAAAATCCAATCTCATCTGTTTGATTGCAAATCCCAAACCATAAGTTTGTAATTTTTTACTACCAAGCAATCCACCTCGATGTCGCTGTAGTATGGTGTAATCAAATTGATTACTATCATGGTCAGCACCAATACAAACTGCACGTCCTGAGATATGTTGATTCTCAATTGGGTTTGGTACCCACTCTCGCGTTTGACGTTTTTTTCCAGCGGCCCAAACAGATTGTGTTATAATAAATTCGCCGGTGTAATCAGTGCGATAACGCTCTTGAATCATAGACGCCCAACAGCAACTTCAATTGTTCGAATTTCGGCAGTGTCGATGACTTCCATGGATTTGCCTACTACACATCCAGGTTGCCAATTCATTCCAATACGTTGTGCCACACCCGGTGTAGACGATGCTACCAACACATCACCTTTACGCACTGGGCCCTGAACTTGGCAAGGTACGCGGCCAGTCAACGCCACTGCTAATACGTGTTCGCCAACTTGTGTTGAATTCATCAAATAACTTGGGTTTGTAGAAATAATTCCAGCCACTGCTGTTGAATGGCTCTGTTTTGCAATTGTAATTTCGTGTGTACCACCAAATTCAACCACAGTGCCTGGTGGATAGAAAAGATCTGCTACATACATCTCTGCCAAGTCAGCGTACTGTGCTGAAGTTGCTTTGGCAAATATAGTATTAAAGTACCCAGTGGCATTGCCAATATTTCCAACACCGTTGGCCTGACCGTTGAGTATGTCTTTGCTGGCAATGATTACGCCAGTTCCGTTTGGTGTTAAAGTAATATTTCCGTTGGATCCAGTGGTAATAAGCAACGCACCAGTGTCAACAAGACTTCCGCTGAATGTAATGTTGCCAGTTATATCAAGTCCGGCTGTTGAAAACACAGCTACGTTACCTGTGCCACCAACTCCAACTGTGACATTGCCACCTGAACTTACTACACGAACGTTGGATGTTCCTGAACTGATTGAGTTGGCACTAAGAGCACCAATTTGTGCTGTTACATAACTCACTGTGGCAATGTTTGACCCACCGGCTGTGATACCATCATGTACACGCAAAGTGCCATTGGTGGTGTCCACTGTGATTTCGGCCAATGCTCCAGTAAATGCCGCATTTTGTGCATTGGTTCCGCGTCTGTATTGAACTTGTGTACTCATTATATAATCCTATATCCTATTTATGAAACTATAGCACGGTCTGTGACCCTGCGCCAATTTGTGCCGTCGCTGAATGCTGGCACAGAACCGCCTGACTCATTGGTAACATATATCATGGCTCCTGCTACACTGGCACTAGGCAATGTAGTAGTTGTGTAGCTCGGTAAAACAAACTGATCTGGATAAATCAATCCTGACGTAACCAGTGTGCCTAAATCAGATTCGGCTGTGACTGCATCGGTTACCAATCCCAAATCATCACTGGCTGTCACTGTTTCTGTAACTGTACCAAAGTCTGCACCATCAACAAATATATCACTGCCAGATGAGGCAGCAATTGTAAGTGTATCGGTTGTTGCATCCATGACAAGAGTGATGCCTGATCCGGCTGTCAACGTTAGCGTGTCGGCAATTGAATCTGCCACCGCACTGTTGCCGCCGGTGACTGAAATATTGCTAAATGCATTGATACCAGTCAGTCCAGCACCGTTGCCTAAAATATTACCGCCACTAATATTACCAGTTACGCCCAACGCACCTGTGATATTAGCACCAGTTGTTGTTACAACCAAAGTATTGGTGCCGTTTGGCGCAAGATTAACGTTGCCGGCTGCTGCGGTAATAATTGATATTGCACCAGTGTCGATGATGTTACCGCTTGTAAGCAAGTTACCACCAGTGATGTTTCCAGTGGCTACTACTTGTCCAGCTGTAGTAACGTTACCGCCAGAGACGTTGCCACTTACTCCAAGTGTGCCTGTGATATTAGCGCCAGTGGCCGAAAATATAGCCACGTTTGATGTTCCAGCAATTCCCACTGTGACATTGCCACCCGAACTCACTACATTAACATTTGATGTTCCGTTGGATATAGAATTG